AGTAGGGCGTGAATTAATGGCTGTACCGGCATAAGTTACAATACTTTATTTAGGCGTGATTCCATTCGGTTTCACGCTATGATAAAGCCGGAGAAATCCGGCTTTTATGATTCTTTGAATGTTACTTTAAATTGTACCATGCTTGTATCTACTTGGCTTGCTGTTCTTCCAGTAACATAAATATTTTGTATTTCTGGAACATTTTGTTTCAGAAAAGGCAATACCATATTAGCGATTATATTTGCACTCATTTTTTGTGGTGGATTGCAGCATATTTGATTGAATCCACTCAAATTTTCTTTGGTTAATCTTCCTGATAGGAAATTTTTACCATCATAATATATTGTAGCCATATTTCTATCCTTCTATCATGCTTTTTAAAATTTTCAAAGATTGTGTAAGGTCGGTTTCAACGAATCCATGTCGAAATAATCCACTTGCACTACCTTCATTTAAGGTGAGGTATAGTTCTTTATCTAAGTTTTGTGCATATGTTCTAACTTGATTTTCAATAATTTTCTTTTGATTATTATTTGCGAAATAATACTCATTATACTTTTCATTTAGATAGTTGAATATACCTTGTAGCTCTTCTCTATTCATATTATTACCTCCTATATTTATTTGTTTATAAATTTTCCGCTAACTTCTTAATATCCTCCTTGCTCGTAACCTTGTGGATGGTTCCGTCTAATTCGATGTAGCCATTTATGTTGGTCGGTTCCTCAAATAGTTCGGTTATTTTCACATTTAAGGCACTGGCAATTTTCTCCAAAGTATCTTTGGTTGGATTACCATTGATTGCCTTAGATAACCCCACGGCTGATAACCCTATTCTTTCTGCTAACTCTTTTTGAGTTATTCCTACTTGTTTGCAGATATCCAATATTCGTAACTTCATAATTATACTTATAGTTTATTCCTTGCAAATATATGAAATTATAGTATTAGTTGTTATTCTTTGGATGAAAATATACTATGTGTATATTGAATTAGCTTTTATTAACTGTGTAATATTTGTTTGTGTTATATTTATAGTTATGTTTGTATCGTAATGATAAAACTAAATGTTTAACGATTAGCATACATATAATTATGAAACGCTACAATTTATCTCAAATCATGAAAGACGCTCACAGCTTCTTTAGAAGTAATTCAAGAATGGGTAGAACCTTTGGCGAATGTTTGAAACTCGCCTGGGACTGGGCTAAAGATGCAATCAAGTGTAGAGAAGAACGTGAGGCTAAGATAAAAGCTATGGTAGCTAATCAGAAGCCCGTAGAACACACTTCTCAGATTGAGGGTAGACTTACTTGGTCTGACTGCTACAATGCGAATAGTAAAGGTTATATGGGTAGTCAGTATTGCGGTGATTGAAATCCAAGTAAGATAGAAATGAATGAAGTATAAACATTAAAATATAAAAGTTATGGCAACAATTGAATTAAGAGAAAGCGATAAGAGAAGAGCTGTAAATCTCAATCGTAAGAATAAGTATGGTCTTGATAGTGTGCAGATGATGCGTCTTATCAACTCACATCAAAAAGGCGATACTTATAAGCGTGCTTTGGTCGAGTATCGTTTGACTGATATAAACTTTCATCGTGAAGTTGAATTGCTTATTAATGGTAAGTATAACGAGTTGAAAGAACAGGTAAAAGAGTGGTAACTATAAAAGAAATGACTATGACACTAATAGCTGAAAATCAAGAGGTGAAAATCTACCAACATAACACGGTAGGTGGACGGATTAACGTATATCAGTTCAGAAACGGTAAATTATCATTCGGGGCTGAAAAAACATCAATACTGAATAGATTTGAGAAAACTCATGTATACGAGATGATATGTAGAGTACTAACACATAAAATATAACGATATGGCAGCAAATGAAATCAAAGTTAATTTAGACCTAATGAACGCATTAATTAAGTTGAGAGAGGCAAGTGTAGTCTTTGACGAGCAAACCGACATTATATCCCAAGAAAGCGGTAGAGAATACATTGAAGAAAGCAACACCTTCAATGAAGGTATTTACAAGTGCATGGACGCTATCAGTAAAATGATTGGTGAAAGTGCCGTAAATGGTGTATATAGCCTAATCCCTAATAGAATCTAACACGATTATCAAAAGGCAGTCCGCACGACTAATAAGGCTGCCTTTTATTTATTAACTTTAAAGCAAAAAAGAATATGGATGAAATTTGGAAAGACATTGAAGGGTACGAAGGAATGTATCAGGTATCAAACTTAGGCAGAGTAAAATCCCTATCAAACTCAAGAACAAGACATGAGAAAATATTAGTACCAATAAAGAATAAGGGGTATTTTTATGTGAGATTATTTCGGTCGGCAGAATGCAAAAGAGTATATATTCATACACTTGTAGCATCTGCTTTTATTCCTAATCCTTATGGTTATACAATAATAAATCATCGTGATGAAAATGGTCAAAATAATTGTGTAGATAATCTTGAATGGTGCACACATAAATACAACTTAAACTATGGCACTGTAAAACAAAGAATTTCAGATAAATTATTAGAGCATAATTCGGCAAGATGTAAACAAATTAATCAGTTCGACCTATTGGGTAATTTTATTAAAACTCACACATCTGCGTGTGAAGCAGAAAAAGAAACGGGTATTTCCTCTTCTTCTATAAGAAAATGTTGTAAAGGTGGTTATATACACAGTAAGTATAAAAAATGGTATAAATTAACTCATGCAGGTGGTTATATTTGGAAATATAAAGAATAAAAGCTCATGGCGTGATAACAATCACGCCTTTTTTTATACCATTTTACGACAATCGTTTTATTGTCGTGTATCACCTATCTGATAATTTTTCACCTTCTTTATAAATAACGAAATTTACCGTAGAAATTTATAAATCAAATTCATACGGTATGACAATCTTAGAACAAATCTTGGCAGGGCTACAACAGAAATTCGCTGGGGTGGACACTGCTATCTTAACCCGAATCGCTACTAAAAAGGCAGAGGGTGTAACGGACGAGACAAAGGTAAACTCCATTGTTGAGGGTATCAGTTTTTCGGACGTGCTTAACTCCTATGGTGATTTCCGTGCCGGGGATGCTTCCAAGACCGCAGTTTCCAACTACGAAAAGAAACATAACCTTAAAGACGGTAAGTCAATTGAGAATCCTAATCCCAATCCTAACCCTAATCTGAAGCTGGAAGATAAGACGGACGACATGGCGGCTATTATTGCTAACGCAGTGAGTGCAGCC